ATATGTCGTTCCACCACTTGTATATGTTGTAACTGTTCCACCACTTGCGTTCATCGGAACTGCCGGTGTGGGAGTAGGGGTAGGAGTTGGTGTAGGAGTTGGTGTAGGGGTTGGAGTTGGTGTCGCTCCACCTGGTAATGATTGAGCAGCATAAGTATAAAATGTATTGTAATCATAAATACGAGCATCATTTGTATTTTGGTAGAATGTTGTTTCGTCCCATACTTCAGGATATGTTGAATTTAAGTTATTAAAAAACTCATATCTCGTTGTATTATTAAATGTGAAAAAATCATACTGTGAATTCATTCTTGTTCCACCAGTCATAATAAGACCTCTCCAAAAGTCATATTGATTAGTGGATGAAGTATCACCCGAAGATACACCCCAAGTCGTCCAAAATGTTGATAAATTTATACTCATAATGTTAAATATCTTCTTTTATTTTTTGTTTTAGAATATTGGTGTTGTCCTATTGTATAATGCCGTTATTTCTGTTTGTGATAAAGTTTTATTATAGATTACCATTTCATCCAACCAAGCCCTTAAAACAAAATTATTAGTGTTAATTGTCTGTGCTCCAATAGTAGCATTTGCGCTATTTGTAATGTTTATTACATCTGAACCTGAAGTTGTGGCACTTGATGATAATGTGCCATTTATATAAACTCTTAAGGTAAATCTATTTAATGGTGTTCCATTATCTTGTATTGTAAAACCAATATGGTACCAGGTGCCTACATTTATTGTTCCTGTTTGAATATCAATAGCCCCTCCTAATGTAATAAGCCTCACACCTTGACCTGATGTTGAACTAATATAAAATACATAACCAGGAGAACCAGCCGTCCCCCAATCAAAATTATCAAATACAGTCCCTCTTGTTCCTGAACCTGCTTGTCTATTAACCCAAGTAAAGAAACTATAATTTTGTCCCCCATTTCCTTGATATGTAATTGAACTTGGAATTGTTACAAAACCTTGTGGTGATGGTTGAATTGATACTCCTTGTGTAAATCCTGTTTTAGCAGCAAAAGATGGACTAAATGAATATGTGCCAGAACCTGTCCCATTATTACCATTACCACTACTATCATTAAAATTACCATCAAACTTATAATATAATCCCATATTATCTGGTATATATGAGTTCCAATACCCATTTGATGTAAGAAAAATTGATGCTTGTGATGCAGTTGAAAAAGATTGTCCTGTAATTAAATTAGATATTTCAATAAACGATTCATCAGTTAATGCCGTTGAACGATTAAACCCAACAGATGCTGTTACACCTGATACTTGTGTTGGTTGTGTATTTGCCGATACAGGTATTGCTATAACATAACCCAATTCTTCATCTGGCCCATTCCACCATTTTGGTGTTCCTGTAAAACCTGATGTCGGCGTTCCAACTGCAATATTACCGACTTGTGTTGTCCCTGATATTGTTGAACCTGTATTATATGCGAAGTGTCTTGATGTTGGCATGTTATGGTTTTTCAGGAATTATACAATTAACTTGTCTTGTTCTTAATGTAAATGAAGCGGAAACTCCTGTTGATTTATCTTGTGTTTCATCAATAACAGGACTAAATGTAACATCAGAAGATAATAAAACTCCATATTGTTGCCAATTATTTTGAATGTATGTAATTAAATCTTGTAGATATTGGACTGTATCTGATAATATCTCTTGGGAGTTGTCTGATTGAAAACCATTCTGGTCTAAATAATTTTCTTGTATATTGATTTTATCCATAAAGAATACTCTAAATGAAAAGTCGGGGATTGCCGATTTAACATTTGTCCCCGTTGCTATTATTGATGTATCATCTAATGTAACCCACATATAAGGAAACTCCATTTGTCTTGATGTTCCGATGTCGTATGGTTCTCCAAAACCAAAATCCTTTAGAAAATAATGATTATCTGCGAATGCTTCAAACCAAGTTATTAACTGATTTAATGATACTATGCTTGTTATTGCTGCCATTTATACACTATTTTTATCTTTTAAGTCATCAAGGTTTTTGAAATAGGACAACCAATTCAAACAACTGATGTAATTTTTTTTATATATATCTTCTTCTTTTTCACCCATTTTATTCATCAACACATAGACAAATTCCAACCATTTGTATCTATCGTCTAATTTCTTTTCTCTTAACTTCTTTTCAAACCTTTCAGATTTTACTTCTCTTGGTTTGGCATATAATCCTTTATATTGTTGATAGATGTATTCTTTCCACCCAAAAAAAAAGCAAAGATGTGATATATCTTTGAAATTGGGAGTTTTTCAAAATCCTTTTTTCTTTCCATAAAAGATGTTTTGAACTTTTCTAATTTACCTTTTGTATTCTTCTTTCTTAAAAAGACACATAGTAATTCTGGCATAATTCTAACCACATTATTTTCTGCCTGTTCCAATAAAATCTCTATGGTGATGATTTCCCCTGTCGTGTATTTAGAAAAGTCCGTATGCAAGAAATACTCCTCATCGTTGATAATTATCTTATCATCTTCACTTTTGACTACGTCTTGTTGCATGAACTTTAATTTCTCCAATAACATTTTGAAATCATCTACATCCATCATTTCAATTATTTCTTTATCAACTCCCGTTAGAGCCGACATCAACAATACTGATGCATAAAAACTACTATGATTATCATAATTGTTTCTAAACACATCACAAAATTGTTTAACTGTTATTTCATCCCAATTTTCAGGGAACTCATATAACAATTCTTCTTCGTCTGTTTCAATTTTAACTTCAATCATATTTCTTTTTTTTAATAAATATCTTCCTATTCTAAATGTTTTTTTACATCCTCATAAAAGATATTGCTGGTTTATTTGAACTTTCTTTTCTTACCCCAATAGTCATCATAGCAACATACCTTAAAGCATCACAGGCGTGGTTAAATGCATCAATAGGGGTTGTATCATATCCGCCATTTTTGTCTTTTTTCCACATATACTTACTGAACTCATCTAATAGGTTTGATGACCTTCTTGTAACTAACATATGTTTTTGTTGTAGAATTTGAATACCATAATTCACACTATCCCTACCTTTTTCTACAGGTCTTACTTTATGACCCAATCTTTTTAATTCATGAATTGATTTAGGTTCAGACGAGTCCGCATAAATTTCACCTAAAACATTATATGTCTTCATTAGATTGGATAGGTCGGTATTTAATAACCCCGTCTGATAGATTACCTCATCCACAATAATATCGTTGTTGTATTTGTATAAACCAACTAATGCCGCAGCATCATTTGAGAATCCGAAATCAAGCCCCCATCCAAGTAATCTTGCTTCTTCAGGGATTGTATCTATGATTTCATAATCACTATAAATTGTTCCTTCAATACTTCCAGTCTCACCATCCAAATATACCTTACACCAATTATCCCAATATGAAGATGTCTTTGCCTTTTCTCTATTATGTTCCAACATGCTAATTACCTCATCAGATAATCCTTCATTATCTTTGTAAGTTAGAATAATAAAATCTGTATCTTGTTGTCCTATGACCTCTGTATTTACCCAAAACTTTGTTGATGGGTTGTAATCTAAATAAATGTCTCCACTAGTACGAATTGCTAATTGAAGGTATGCTTCATAGGTTATTGAATTACATTCGTTGATATACAATATTCTACGACGACCCCCCCTTAATTTTTCATCTGAGTCCGCACTAAAAAATTCTATGTATGAACCATTTGTAAATTCGTATCGTAATAAGGTCTTGTTGTAATTCGAACCTATATATCTACCTGTCTCTTTCATAATCTTTAGAAAATCACGAAGAGCACCTCTTCTTAAATGGGGGATTGATTCACTAACAACAGATACTTCCAAACCAGGTTCTTTGATACACCTATCAATAAGTAGAATTAGAATAGCAATTGTCTTACCTGCTGATGAACCACCTTGTATGACTTTAATTCTATTCTTTAATGACCTTATTTTCTTTAATGCTGTTGTTTGTCTATAACCCATTTATTCTTCTTCAGGTAGTAATGGTTGTTCTGTTATTGAAATTTCTTGTCTTGTTGGAGCATCAAACCCACTCATCTTTGAAATAAGTTCAATTGCTTTCATAGAAATAGCATCTCTAACTCCCTTATTATTATTTTTTATATCAACCAAATCAATTAGGAGTTCTTCTTTGGTTATTTGTAGTTTCTGTGCGGTCTTTTCTCCTTCTATTTGGAGGTATTCTTTAACTCTAGCATTTTCTAGCAACCTAACCCCACTTGCTCCCGCCACTTTATCATTAACTTTATAGACAGATTTGTAGGCTTGAGTAGCATTAAGACCATTGCTTAAATACTCATCACAGAATGCTTTGTGTTTTGCTGATAGATTCATCTTTGCGTTCCAATTTCCATTTATATCCGTATGATGTTTGATTTCCTTTTCTAATACAATCTTCAATATGATTGTGTGAATCAAACCCTAATGTCTTTTCAATTTCAGTTATTGTATTCCAACTACGGATAAAGTTGTCTTCCAAATCATACTGAT